ATATTTAGCATATTCTTCAAGCGGAACATTCAACCGTTTCGCTATCGCAATCTGCGATGGAGTCAATTTGACTGTTCTGCGTCCCTTTGTTGACGACTTTGAAGCCGTTGTCCCAGCAGAGGCGACTCTGGGACTATTAGATCTTTTTTGAGCTTCTTGAAATTTATGGGGAAACTCCGATCTAATCCTATTATCAAGTTCAGTATAATACTCATCTGAGGTTGCGTCAAACCCTTCGTCCTCAATTAGTTGTTTATGTAAGCCAAAAGCAGCATATGTCATAGTTTGATCTTGACCAAACCATGTGTTTTTCTTTGCCCACTCTTCAGCTTTTGGGTCTGGCTTTGGAGGAGGTGCAGTTGGTTGAGTAGGTGCAGGAGTAGCTCCATTAGCTTCTACTCTCTTGGCTTCTTCCTCTCTGTCTCTTTTAATTTGATTTAGTCTAGCCTCTTCCATAGCTATTCTAGAAATATTTTGTTGTGCTTCATACATGGCATCAACATCATTTTCTTCTACAGCTTTTCTATAAGCTTCTTTTGCAGCTATTGATTGAGACTGAACTCTTGTATCAAATTCACCAACATAAGTATTATCTAACTTATCTAGCTTTGCCTTTAATTCTTCGTTTTGTTTTTTAACAGATTCAGCAAATTTAATTGCCTCGTTCCTCTGTCTTTCTTCCTCTCGAAACTTAGACGTAAGTTTGCTGATACGTTTCTTGACAGATTCTGAATATTCAGACAAGTCATCAGCATCTGAAGCGTCTTGTTTCTCCTCCTCGGCTGGAGCTTTGGAATCAACGACAGCTTCTTCTTGTTTGTCATCATCTGTTTTCTCCTCCTCTATTTCTATTTCTTGACCTTCTTCTATTTCTTCTTTTACTTCTTCTTGCATACTAGGCTCCGTATGATTTGATGTCGTCAGGATCGACAATGGTTGCAATGACCTCATCGTCATTGATTATTCTAACTTCCCCACCCTCTATCTGGAATCTAGAACCAGCGTAACGACCAATACAAACCCAGTCGCCTTCTTTACACCAAGCTCCATTTTCTCCAAATTTATCAACATCCTTGTAAGCTAAAGGCCCGACTTTAGCTACATACGCTGTAACTGTGGCTCGTGCTTCTCTTTCTCTTACGGGATCTGGTACATAAATACCACCTTCAGTTTTTTCTTTGCCCATATAAGGCATAACTAAAATTCTCCACCCTGTGGGTTGTGGTATTCTTTCAATTAATTTTAATTTTTTTGCTTGTTCTTCGGCTTTTTTCTTTGCGTTCCTTTGTGCTAGAACGTAATCAGGTACTATCAGACTCATCATCAACCTTTTTCAGCAGGGTTTGTATATGTTCCAACGCATAAGTGAGTCCCTGTATCTCACCTACCATTGCTTTATAACTAGCCATATCAGAAGCACTACCACTGGTCAAGGAAATACTTATATCTTCAATTCTAGTTTGCAAGTCTTTTTTATACTTGTTTAAAAATTCTGTTATGTACATTGTTATACTGTTGAAAATCTATACGTTAATCCCATATAAGGCATTAATTTATTTGGATCATTGGGATCTCTTTTAGGGTTTGTATCAAATTCTAAATTAGGACTTACGTTTTGTCGTAAAATTTCATTTATTTGTGGGTTAAGTTTTGTTCCAATACCTTGTAAAAGATTAAATGTGTTATCAGCAACCTTTTCAACTTTAGGTTTTTCTTTTAATTGTATTTTACCCGTAACTGGACTGATTTCTGTGTAGTATCCTTCTGGCTCAGGTCTAGTTGCTTGGAGTTTAGCTATTCCTTGAAGTTCATTCCCAAACATATCAAAAGTTCTGGTATCAGGAACTCTCATCTGCCCGTCTCCTGTAGGACTTGCTGTTAAAGATGCACCAGAATCTTTTGGACCAAAACCTAATATAGACTTAACAAAATCAGTTGTTCTATCAAAAACAGTTGGATCATTCGCAGATTTTTGTTCTTCCTCTATCATTGCTATGCGGCGGGGATCAAATTCTGCAAGACCTTTTTGTGGAATCAATGCGTTTAATATCCCTCCCCCTGGGATAAAATTAATTATGTTATCTATCGTACTAGGAACTGGTTTTACTTGTCCTAGAACTGTGTCTTGACCAAGATAAAAATCGCCCATTCCAAAATTTTGTGGATTCTGTGATTGATTAAATCTTAATTGATTTATTCCCGCTGGAGTATATCCACCGGGCGTGTTTAATATATTAGTATAGTCTACGTTTTCTGCACCAAACAACTTAGAAAAGAAAGATTCTGGAAATGGATTATTTACATTATCCCCAAGTGCTTTACTTTTTGCACCTCTACCAGTGGTGTAAGCTTGTTGTGGGGTAAGACCAGTTACAAACGAGTTAAAATCTTCTGCACTATCACCTGATCCTAAATCAGAAGAAAAACCAGAGGGGACATCGCCACCAGTAGCACCAGTGGGATCTAGTCCACCTTGAATAGATTCCATATCTTCTTGAGAAAAATCAGCTTCCACTAAAATACGCCTTTAAATTTTTTACCTTTGACTTGAGCACCACAACCTCTGAATACACCACCATCTTTCATTCTTCTCATACGAGGTTTATTAAATTTAGGATTAGGTTTTACTAAAAATGTTTTACCATCAACATTTCTTAACTTTTCACCTTTACTCGTTTTCAGTACGCCTTTAAATGGAGTCAATATTTCTTTTGGTTCATTTTTTCTAACACTTGGAGTGCGTCTCGCTCCCATCTTTTTTCTCATTGTCCCGCCATCTGCTTTCTTGTTGTCTGCGGCAATAAATTTTGCTTTTGGGTCTGCTGCGGTTATGGCTGGATTATTATCTAGTCCATACTTAACACTTTGCATTCCTAGACCACCGTCTTTTTTCTTTTTCACTTTTGGTCTACCTTTCTTCCCATCAGGATTTAGTGTTGGATGATATTGATCTGGATTATGTTTTGGATGATAAGGTTTTTGTGCCTTTGGTCCAAGTTTAAATTCTCCGTCTTTGCCAAATCTTTCCGCCATAGGATCTTTTTTTGTGTTAGACATTGTTTTCTCCAATATTTGTGAACCCCCGTCTTTTCGACTACGACCCTCATTAATCAAATTTTTTGCTTGATTGTAGTTTATTCCTAGATCTTTTGCAAACTGGTTAACCCTTGCCATGTGACTTCCTTATTTGTTCTTTACCTTTTTTGAATACTTCAGCTACCTTTGTCTTACCCATTACTTTTGCTCTTTGTTCACCGACTGTGAGTATCTGTATTTTTCTAGCATACGGTTTTTTAATTTTTTTAACTTTTGATACTGTAGCTTTAGCATCTGCCACTGTAGCGAATTTAATACTAACGGTATCTTTGGGGTTCTCATCAGTATATAATCTCCTATCACTACCTTTTGGTTTTTTACCTGTGCCAACTTTAGGGTCTGCCATTATTTTTTCTTGAACATCTTTGCAGCTTGTCCAACTCCCTTGATTCCAAAACTTGCACTAATTGCAATATATAAAAGGTACTGATACCAGTCTGGCAAAGTTGCCAATATATCAAATCCTTCTTTAACATACTCTTTCATCCCAGGTATGAAGACCAAAATTGCGGGAGCTAAAAGCACAACTAAGGCGAATTCGTCTTTCCAGCTATCCACTGTAGCATCTGCCATCTTACCTTCCCATGCGACCTCACCTGCTGCAACCTTTTCCGCAACAGTTGCACGAGCACGAGCCTCTGCGACTTTAGCTTGTCCTTCAGCTTTTGTTTTTTCAACTTTGTTCTCAAACCAAGTTCCAGCTAAATTAGCTAGTGGACCTATTAACGCTTGAAACACTCCGTCCTCCTACATACACAAATCTTCATACTTTGTTGTATGAAGTCTATGTTTAGATAGTTCTCTAGCAGAGCTAACACCAACTCTACCGTCCTTTATTAATTTATTTAAAATCCATCTTATCATTTTTTAAACCTCTGATCTATCCAGCATTTACCATAATATAAGATAAATAGCCAAATTGTAAATAATATTCCCTCAAAATAAGTTAACTCATTCCATGCGTCTAAAATTACATTACTATCCATTATTTTTTTCCTATGCTTCTTAAACTTTCCATAACTTTATCTATATCTGGTTCTTCACCATTAGGATCATACAAACATTTATACTTTTTTGGACACCAAGTTTCAATCATCATTGTAAATGTTTTGTTACCACCTTCATAGATACAAGCTCTCTTATTTGTATATCTTGACGTAATTCTCTTCTTTAGTCTACATGTTGTGTATTTTTTTACATCTGGATTACGCCATTCTTTCTGTTGTCTTGTGTAATCTTTTGGTTTGTATTCGTAAGCATTTGCTTTTTTAATCCAAATTGATGCAACTAAAACAGCAAAACCACCAACAAGAGCAACTACAAACAGCCAAGCAAGTGCTTCACCTATCTGTCTTCTCATCTGTTGTTGTTTGTAAATTGTCTCTTGACGTTGTTTCCTTATCTGACCCTCCATCTTAAGGAGATCATCATAAGCTTGTGGGCCATAAGTCATATTTAGAAAAATCTTGAGTTCATACCTTTGCTCCTCAAGTTTCTTTTTCGCAGCGTATGCAGCCATTGCTGCCTCTTCAATAGAACCTGCTTTAAATAGTTTACCAAACAAGGGAGGATTTTTAGCTTGCTTTTCTGCATTATCAACATCAGATACGGCTCCCATCCAGCGTCCAATATCTCCAGACATCTGTTCAATATCACGACCCACAGCAAAACCTTTTTTGATTGCATCAAAAGCTTTGCCCGCTATTCCTACGGCTACTGATATAGTTACTGGATCCATACCCAGATTATATCATAGCTTATTTAGTTTTGTTACCCCTCGCAGCAGCCATGTTAATTCTATAAACATTCACATCATTTCTATCGTCAGCAATGTCTGATTGTAGCCTTTGTCTCTGTTGAGCTAAATCATATGCTTGTTGTAGTTTAGCTGCATCAATCTGAAAGTTCATCTGATCATTCATAGCTTTACGTTGTAATTCAGCAGAATCATTCTCTAGTTCTTTCTTTCTAATCTCAACTAACGGATCTGGTGGTGTTGCTGGTGCTAATGATGGTAGCAATTCATTCAATATCTCACCAGTTTGTTGAGCAATCGCTGCTTCTACTGCCGCAGGGTTGATTTGTGGAACAGGTTCACCTTTCATTTGTGCTTCTTCTTCTGCTTTTTGGAAGAAAGCTGTAACCTGATCTCGAGCCATCATGCCTATGTGATCTTGTACATGTGCATGTAACATCAAAAATCCTTGTGGATTTGCTTGTGATGCTGGGTTTGCTAAAAACGGAATGTGTGCTCTTACATGTGCTTCATGATCTTGCTCTGGAAACGCCTGTAAAGGCATACCTTTTAATGCATTTCCGTTCTCGGTTGCTGGATCAATAGGTGCTGGTTGTGGTGGCTCTGGTAAAATTGCGTCAATATTCTTAATATCGAGTGCATCATACATTCTTCTGTACGCTTCACGAAGATTATGCATCTGTGGAGCAGCTTGAGCCATCTGTAATTGTGTTTGAGCCAGTGATAATCGCTGTGACATAGAGAAAATGTTCGGATCTGACACTGGAAGTATGTCTACACGACCATCAAAGTCCTGTTGCATGGTTTCTGGTGGCACATTTCCGACAAAATATGGGTATGGGACGGGATTTTCGCTAAAAATCTCTGATAACATGCGAAATTCTTGCTTTTGTCCGTAATGTAGACGCTTATGTATGCTAGAAATGATCTTTGAGCCTTGCTCAATGAGTGCAACAGTCGTTCCAACAGGTGCTTGAGAGTTTACATCCGCTATTTTTGCGTCTGCAACCTGTGCAAAACGCTTTCCAGAGTCAACAACTACACTTAAAAGCTGTGCTAATGTAGCTGATGGCTCTTTATATGGCAGTGGGATGATGGAGTTTTTGAGATCTCCACCTGGGACATCGATGTCTCTGAACTCACCAGGGTTAAGAGGATCGTCATCGTTACGAATACGAACACCTCTCGCTTTGAAACCCGCTGGAAGATTTGATAAAGTACCTGCATCTATTAATTGCCTCAATATTGAGGTGGCTGCACGAGACAAACCACCGATTGTGTGTAGTAACCCGAAACCATAAAAACCAAATCCCGGTAAAAATTTAAAATGTACAAAATATTGTCTTTTTCTCTTTAGTGGGTCTTGCTCTCTAAAGTTTCTAACCACTGATAACACTTTTCCAGAATTTTGATCAAGGGTAACAATATAAGGGAGCATAATCCCCGAAGGATTCCCCTCCATATCCAAGTCTTCAAAACCTTCCAGATCCAAGTCAATGTGGCATTCCAATAAGGTGTAAGAGTCATCAGAATAATTTGGGCGTAGTCCCAACAACTCATCAGCACGCTCTTGGATAGCTCCTTCGTCTTCTCCATCGCTGGTTTCAGATACTTCAACATCTCTATAAACTCCTGCTACTTGTAGTTTTCGAATATCATTATATGACATTGTAACAACATGTGTAACCCTCTCAGCCGTCATTAAATCAGATGCAGAATACGGAACCACTAAATCTTCTGCTGGTACAAACTTGGACATGGCTCTCTGTTTAGTTTCATCAAAGTAAACTTTTTTGAAAGTAGAACCAGTTAACGGCAAATAAAATAACATTTGGTCTGTATCAGCGTCATATTCTTCCATGACCTCGGTCAACTGATAATTCATAAAGTCTTCTACACGCTGTGCCTGATCTTCAGTCTCCTTGGTCGGTGCACCAAGGATCTGGGTCTTTACAGGACCGCCACTTGGTAACATTTCCTTGTACGCTTGTGCTTGGAACTGGGTCACCGCTTCAGAGAGCAGAGGATGAGTTACACCACTTGCACCTAAGAATGGCTCACTTCTGTCTTCGTAATTTATACCAAGGAGACCTAAACCTTTAGCAATCGCTTCTTCCCAATCTTCTCTAGACTCAAGATCTTCACGAAACTTAGATCTAATTTCAGATGATAAATCACCTAAAACATCTTCGTCTAAAACTTCTGCAAGGTTGGCTGTGTGATCATAAGGCTCTGCTTCAATCTCAACTTCTTCTTCACCAGCCATTTCAATGCCTTCTGGCAATTCTTCCATGTCTTCTTCTAATTCAATATCAAGAGCTTCATCTTCAGGCATCGGTGATCCACCTGCTCCCATAGCTGATTCTACCATTCCTGCAATTTGTCTAGGTTCTGTTGCCATTAGTATATCCTCGTGGT